GCCATCACCTACAAAGCTGTCAACAGTGTAACTGATGCCGCCTGCTGCGGCCAAACTTTGAAAAATACTGCCGTTGAAATATTCAACGTATCCAGTGTCTGTGTTGTATCGAATCAGTCCAAACACAGGAGCATCAGGTCGTGTGGCACTGCTGCCAACAGGTATAACGATTCCTGAGCTGCCACTTTGTAGTTGACGATTCTTTAAAAAGTATCCCATTAGATAGATGTAAAGCTTACAACTGCGGCAATAGAGCTGTTGGCACTGGAGTTGATTTGAATAGAATCACCGCTGGCCAGTATGAGTTTTTCATTGCCAGCATAGAACTGATAGGTATCTTGTGTGGTAATTTGAATGTTGGCCACTACAATGTTTAGATTGCCCACAGTATTTCCACTGGGCACAACATACACGTTGGCAGTGACGTTTGAAACACTGTAGTTTGCTAAACTCAAAAATGTCACGGCAGTGTTGCCCGAGCTCACATAAGCATTGGCAGTTGAGGTTGTTACGTTTGCAGTTGAAATTGACATTGATATTCCTTAAAGTATGATGCTCAACAATTTGGCTTTGTTGTAAGCAACTAATTCATCATTGGTGGCACTGGTGATTGCATACAATCCTGACCCACCGGGTCCTGTGGCATTGTTGTAGATTACCACTGAATTGGCTACAGAGCTTGGGGGAGTTCCTATGTTGCCCAATGTTTGAGATCCTTGCAGGGTCAGCACATTGAGAGCTTTGTTAAAAGTTAAATTAGCAGTGGCACCAAAACTTCCGCTATCATTGAATTGAATTTGTGTATTGGCGCCCGACACAGTGGCATTACCAGTTGCAATACTGGCATAAGCAGCAACCGGTGATCCATCAATATTAACACTGCTGCTGACTTGCCATGTATTGGCAGCAACATCAAATCTCAAACCTGCATAACTACCAGTTCCTTTGGTTGCAACCAGACCCATGTCAGACACAGTGCCAGTATTGTTGGCAGCAACAATGATAAATGCATCATTGACTGCAATATCAGTGACATAGGTAATATTACCGGCAACATTTAAGTTACCGTTGACACTCATGGTCCCGGCCCATGTTGCGTTGCCTGAATCATAGGGCCCAACATTGATTGTGTAGTCACCACTGGTTGTTTTTACGGTTGCCATTTAAAGATCCTTCACATTATTTATCCGCTCTACAAAGCGTTCCAGTGACAGGTGTTCCATATTTCGAATGCCGTCAAGTTCTGTTAATCTTGCCGTGGCTTTCCCACATACTCTAACAAACTTGGTTTCTGAAAATTCACGACAAATGTGTTGTATTTGTTTGATCCAGTTTCCGGTGTAAGTTGGGCTAGACCCTGTTTCTTTGTAAAATTCTGTGCCAGCATACAAATTGTTGAATTTTTTATTTTCAGTTGGGCCCATGTCAAATCCCAACATGTATATTTTTTTGTGCTGCTCCAGTGCTGCCAAGGCCACTGCAACTGGTCCTGAACTATAGCCAAAATAGGGTTTGGGTATGATCAATGCACCAGAACCTGGTCCAGGACGCCGAGTATAAAATTTGTTGTTTTTTGCATAATCTGTTGATTCAATGTGTGCAGCAATGGGACGATCGGTAGCCACTAGCACATCGGGCGTGAAATCTCTGACCAAGGCATTGCATCCATAAACAGAACCAAACTTTTTTAAGTCGTGCAACGGCATGCCATTGCGGCTTTGTCCGTTACCCAAAACAAATGCTATGCTCATTAAAAAACCTCCCAGTATATAGCTGGAAGGTTTTTGTCTTGGGAAAAATTACAATTAAGAAGTGTAGTTTTCCACGATTGCCAAGGCAAGAGTCGAATTGTCTTCGGATCCACTCTTGGTAGCAGTTCCTTCGTCTGTGAAGAAGTTGCTCAAGTATTGGCCTTCGCCTGAGTAAACAACTGGACCTACGTTGTTGCCACCATCTGCATAGGTAGTCAACGAATCGCCAGCAGCATTCTGGAAAGTGCTCCAGTTCAACAGATACTTGTTGGTCAGCTTGGAGATAGCAACTTCAGTTGAGTCACCGGTAAAGTAACTGATGCTCATCAATCCGGCTGTTGGAGTTAAATCACTAGTTAGCACGCAAACACCAACTTCCTGAGCTGTGCCCGAAGTGCCTGCACCAGCAGCAGCAGTAGGAGTAAAAATTGTGCCAATGGCAGCAGTGCCCGACAATCCCATTGCAGTCCAGTTAGTGTCACCAACTGCTGTGATACGCAGTGCTACACCTGCTACAGCGTTGGCAGGATCAATACTGGCAGTGGTAGCTACCAAATACTTGTGACTGCCTTTTTGACGCAGAATTACACCAGGTGTTTGGCCACTGTAACTGTTGGTGATGTTTACTTCGCATTTTACAATTGGAAAAGTTGCGCTTAGTGCAGAACTTTTTGCACCACCAACTACACCATAAAATTGATTGCTATTCAATGTGTCAGCAGAATTATAAACTGGATCTGTCAAGCTACCAAAGTTTGGATAGCCTTGATCCACTGGCACGCCAGCAGCGGGTTGATTTAGTGCACCTGCATCACCGTAGGTGATACCTTGAGCAGTGCCGTATTTTTGAATTTTGAGAGGACGTCCCATTTGTTTTCTCCTTATAGAAGTCCGATGTGGGTTCTAGCCACTACGCGGTGGTATCCGCATAAAACGCAGAATTACGTTAATTTTATTTATAACAAGATGTTCTTTTTAATAACCCATGACATATAAACAGCGTATAATGTAAACCTGTGTCCAATTGCCACAGTTATGTTAAATATCAATTTACTAAGCAATATCAAAGGTCGTTAAACTTATATTATCTGGCCCGCACCTCTCCTGAATTGACCAAACTGGATGTGCGAGCATTTTTATGACCAGTTGACTCAACAAAAAAGGCCCCGAAGGGCCTTTTTGTGCTTTAGTAATCCTATTTGGATTAGCTGAAAGACAGGTTCGAAACAGCGATCTCACCCAAGTAGTCAGCTGCGTTACCGAAGCTGCTTGCGGTGTTGGTAAGCTCGATGTAACCATAACGGGTCATAAAGCTTACGACTGGTTCGAAGGTTGTGGGATCAAGCACAACACCAGAGCTCATTAGAGGAATGTATGGGCAGTAGAATGCTGCGGCATCAGCCTCGCTTGAACCTTTGTAACCAACCAGCACAGGAGTGGTGTCAGCAGCATAGCTGTCAACAAACACACGCATTGCGCCGTTCAGTGTTCCAACAAACTTGGTGTTTGTGGGAGCTTCGAAGGTGCCTTCTGTAGTGCGAGCAAAAGCAGAAGTTGTTGCAGACTGCAGAACAGTCAGAGCAGCTGAAGAAACAACAGCCCAGTTACCTGCGCCACGACGTGTGCGCTGTGCAATCAGGTTAGCAACACGGTTGATCAGAACAGCTAGAGCAGCGTGTTCGTCACCAACGAATGTAGCAGTACCGGAAACAGTAGCTTGGTTGTATGTGAACTCAGTAGCAGCCAGTGTGCGCAGGCTCAGCAGGATCTCTTGGTCAATTTCAGCTGTGATTTCTTGTGCCAGAGCGGCCATGATTTCAGCTTCAACGTCGATACCGTGCATGGCTTGAGCGTCTTGGGCACTTTCAAATGTCCAACGAGCTTGCAACTTACGGGTCTTGGCTTCAACAGCTTGCTTCAGGATCTGAATGCTGATCTGCTTACCGCCAGTGCCTTCCATCACTGCTGTGTTACCACCGGTGTAGGCAGTAGCAGTGCTGGTGTTCTGAGGAACAGTAGAATAAGCCTGAGCGATTGTGAATGGGCTCAGTGCTTCCTGGCCAGCTGTAACGCTGGTTGCGGCTGCGCTTTCGTCTGTCAGTGACTGAGCATAGCGAACACGCAGAGTGTGGATCTGTCCAACAGGACCGGTCATGGGCTGAACGCCAACCAACTCGTTAGCAATAACGGTGGGCATAACACGACGGATCACTGGCAGAATCACACGGTTCAGTGTGGCGATGTTGCCAGAAGCAGTTGAACCAGAACTTGCGTTCTCTTTCAAATACTTACGAGTGTTCTCAAGGATAACACCCATGCTATTGCGCTTGGTGCCAGAAAGGCCTTCCATCAAGGCTTCTTTGGTCTCGCCCCAGCGGCTTTCAAGTAGTTCTTGTGACATTTAAGTCTCCTTTTCTTTCTTTTTAGATACCTGCCAGGCGCTTGAGTTCAAAGACGTTGCTTGTGGACGCATCATCTTCCTGCACTCTAGCGGCAGTTTTATCGCCAGTGACTTCAGTAACACTTTCAGCAATCACTTTTGTAGCTTTTGCTGGTCGGTTGTCTGCTAATACAGCTGGTAGATATTTTTCAAAAGCAGATTTCAAACGGCTAGTTTGAACGCTTTCAAGCAAATTACGCATGACTTCTTGCTTTTCCTTGTTTAAGGGACGCAGTAGTTCGCCCAGAGTGTTGTCACGCTCATTGGACTCACGGATCACACGCAGTTCGCGTTCTTTACTTTCAACCAGTGTTTTGGCACGGTATGAAAGTTGGATGGCTTCGTCGAGTTTGCGTTCTTTTTCAGCAATGATGTTGTGCAACTTGCGAACTTCGGCCTTCTCATTGAGATGAGTAGAACCAAATTCTGCTGCATATGCTTCAAAAATACGACGTCCAAAGTTGTTCTCACGAGCAGCTTGGATGTCTTCCTTCAACTGACTAAGTTCAGCCTTCAAATGCTTGCTAACAGCTTGGGTCATCTTGTCGGCACTTTCTTTGACGAAACGTGCTTTGAGACTTTCCAACTTGGCACGAGCTTCGCTGACCAACTTGACTTTGGTGTTAACCAAGTCTTGTTTGTCTTGAGCAAATTCACGAATCTCGCGTGCAAGAGCGTGCACAACAAATCCTTCGAGTTTTTCGAGGCCTTCGTTATGTGCTTTGCGGTCTTTGCGCAGTTCGCCTAGTTCCTCAGCCAACTTGGTTACTAGGAAGCCGTTGAACTTCGTAGCACTTTCAGTCATTTTCTGTTGGAACTTGACACGATCTTCAGCTAGCTGTGCTTTTTCAGCAGCAACTGCTTGGATCTCTGTGTTGAGACCTTCTGTTACCATGCGATCCAGGGCTTCCACCATCACTTGTTTGTCATGTTCGTAGCGTTGTGCAAATTCCTCGCGGAGTTCTGCACGAGCCTGTTCACGAGCTTCATTCAGCTTGGCTTCCCAAGCTTCAGTGATCTCTTGACGAGTTTCCTCGGTGATCAGGTTGCTATCTAGTAGTGGTTTGATTGCGTCTAGCATCAATTTCTCCTTAGATCTTGAGATCTTTGATGAGCTTGACTACTTCGCTCTTCAAATATCTCTCTACCCTGTTGTCCTGGCCTGCTTCCTTGGCAATCTCCACCAGTCTATGTCCATACTTCATGTTCATGAGTCCTTCATAGATGGCTTTGGGATATGCGTTTGGTGCGCTGGGTTGGGCAACCACATCAACAGTGACTATTTCAAAGTCACTGACATGTCCTGTTCTGTCGTCGACATTTCCTGATCCACGACTTGAAACACCAAGTTTTACACCCGAATCCAGCATGGTTTTGACCAGCATTCCCATGGGGGTGGGCAATAACTTGAGTTTTCCGTATCCTACTGAACCTTCGCACCACATTTTTTCAATCATGTGGCTCACGCGGTCCAAGTTAATCTTGAGATCATCGGGGTGATCAACTTCACCTAGTACCGAATGACCTTCAACAATCTGAGTGTTGATATAATCAACAGCACGTCGTATTTCGTGGCCAGGGTAAATGCGCTCGTTGGCATTGCGTTTATCTCCTTCAATGAAGATACCCTGCATGCCATAGAGCTTTTTACCAGATCCATCAGCAGCATCCTCGAGCACCAGTTCGCACTGGGCTTGAGTGAAGCTGAGATGTTCTTTTAGATACTGAGCCATATCTTACGTTTAACCTTTGGGGAAAGGTGTGCGAGCAGTTACACCAGCTTCTTGTGTGGTCACTG